CTGTTCTCGTATATGTAAGTATACCATCGCCCATTCTGCGTGTCAACTCTTGCTTACTGGGCGTAATATCATTAGTAATTAACTTATCTTTTCTTGGTCTACCAATATGGTGTGTAGCAAGTATATCACGGATCTCTCGTACTTGCGATTCTGAATAATATGATCTTACTTGAAAACCTCTTGCTCCTCCTTTTTGAGATCCCGTTGGAAATGGGATTACTCCTCGTTTCATTAGTGATGGCATATATTTTTTATGACGATTAACTAAATCAGCAGTCTGACCTACGGTGTAGGCTCTTTCTCTTTTGTTTTTAAAATCACTGATTAAACAACTTTCAATTTGATCTTTTGTTATATTATAAACAGACATAATCCCATTAGATTTATTGAGATGGTGTATTCTTACTAGGTGTCCGTTTAAGAACCAAACTTTTTTATTCCCTGGAATTACAGGGAGGACATTGTAGCCTTCGCTCTCAATTGTTCCCTTTTTAATAGCCACTTGCCCTCCTGAGAATTACTAGGTGGATGAAAAAATGCTCTTGCTCCACAAGACATACAATACATTTCTAAATTGTTAATCTCTGTATACTGTCTATCTATAAACATTCTGCCTTTGCATCTTTTACAAAAAATCATCAGTTAGGTATACCTATTGCTATGAGGTTAACACCAATACTTGTAACTCCTCCAAGATTAAACTTGACTGATCCTTCTATGCTTGACGTGGTTACACTAGATAATATAACAACAACATCTTTTCCAGCATCAGACGCACTTCCAGTACTAACAGCCGTTGCTGTGACAACTGGGGCAAATTTAAATTCTGTTGGAAAAGAATAAGAGAATGGAAGGCTTGATCCAGCAGTCTGAGTTACGCCATTTGTAACCTGAACGTATCCGCCAATAATTCTTGCTTCTGAAGTTTTAACGCTCTGCTTTCCTGCATTTGGAGTGTCCACTGTAACATATTTATTTACAGATGTTGAAGCCTGAGTTGATAAATCATTAACAGCCTTAACAATCTGATATATGTATGTTACGTCTAGTGGCTGTCCTCTTTCGGGTACGGGTAAAATGGCCATAATATAATTATACCAGACTAAACGTTCCAGAATCAAAAATAATCAAGTCTTCACTAAATGCTGGATTTATTGATCCTGCTTGTACAACTACACGAACGGAAGTTGTTCCAGAGTTTAAAAACAAATAACTTGTTGATCCAGTAGTTGCTTTGTAGACTGGATCAGCAGAGTCGAATCCAACAAAAACATCATACAATATTTGTGTGGAAACATCTCCAGACGACCAATTTGCCAAAATAGTATTTGAGTCTTCGTCTCGTATAATGCGTCCAATGCCAGGAACAATATTAGAAGACTGAGTAGAAAATATTGGAGAATAGGCAGACTTTCTATTTTTGTCTTCTGCAACTATTCTAAACCTTAAAATCTTTGCGTTAGAAGATGTTACTTTTCCCAATAATTCTTTTTTAATAATAACATTTTTAATTCCAGGATCTGGCGTGATTGGCATAATTAAACATCCAATGCAAATCTAAACTCAATATAGTTTGTGGTGTTTGCTGACTTTATGATTGGCCTTTCTTCTCTATTTTTTATTACAGAGTATCCAGTTAATCCATACAAAGAATTTGTAGATGTAACATTTTCAAGTCTTAGTCCGTCTAAACATAGATAAAAAGAGTCTGAAGCAATACCAGTTTTAGTTATCTGTGCATAAATTTTTGATAAAGAAACTTGCTCCCATGAAAAAGATGTTGTCTTCTTTATGTTTTGAAATTGCTTTCCTGAAACAACATATCTATTGTCTGCAAGATTTCTCTTGTCTGTAGATATACCAGCAACAAATGCCTGATCATCAATGTCCACCTGAAACTTTGCATACTCATTAGTTCCTAATGGTCCAACATGAGAAAACTCAATTAAAACCTTTACATTGTCTGGAACTGTATTGGAATCTTCAACCCTGCTTACGATAGAAAATGCCAACCTTAACTCATCAAGTGGGCTATTTTTTGAAAAATTAACAGATGGACTGTCTAGTCTTATGTAGTCAGACGTCAAAGATGCCTGCATCTCTCCTTGACCGTCGACTGTAATTGTTGATGTGTCTCCACGCATAACAATTATATTATTTAAAAACCTACATCTTTCATTTCTGTTAACCCTGTCGTCTGATGTAAAAATTCTGTTATCTGCATTTGTTGCAAAAACTTTATCTTCTGTGTTTATAGTTCCGTCTTCATCTTCCCCATCCAATGGTTCGTATTTGGCAGGTATAACGACAGAAGATCCTCCTTGTTGACTATATTTCCAGTCATCCGTGTCGGTAAAAGAGTACACCCCTTTGCTATCAAAGGCTCCTGCTACTGGGTTTGATGCTGCAGAAAATATTCCAACCTCTGTAATTTCATATCTTTCTGCTGTTGGAAGTTCTGCTGTAAGAACTATCTTAGACAAACCGTCTTCATCAACAAACCCTCTAGATATAATTGGCATACGCAACATTTCAAAATCCAAAGTTTTCTTATCTCTTATTGCATCCAATTCTAGATTAGTAAACTCATAGTCATTTTCTACTGGCTTTGGTCCGCAGCCTATAGCAATATGAGAAGCGTAGGACGTGGTCTGACCAACAAGGTACTTGGCCAAAAGGTTTTTGCCTACATTAGTTATCATTAGTTACTCCCTTGGTATATTGTATCATTAAAAGTGTTTCCAGCAGTTAATATTTCAACTTCTACCTGCTCATTTTCTTTTATGTTTATTAGGTTAATTACAAGGTCTCCGCTTATTGGGTCTACATATATAGATTTTCCATTATAAACTTTTACTCCATCGACCAAGTCATATCCGTTTCCGTATCTTGGAAGATAGTTAGGAATTGATATGGCTAGTGATTTAAAAAATGAGTCAGCAGACTGCAACCTTAAAACATTGTTTGGATTGTACTGTAGGTAAAGGTCTGTTAAGTTTTTGATTGGTGTATAGATTACTGTTTGACCATTTACCAAATCATGTCTAGATATTGTAGCAAGTTCAAAACCACCTATATTTTCAAATATAAGGTCTGTCATTATTTCAATAGCAACAGACTGCTCACCAAATATCAATAGATCTGGAGTTGCAATTTTTACTGAATCAGATGTGCTAGTCTTTACTGGATCTGGAAGACCTGCTGTTGCTGATATGCTTGTATTAGCCACTATAGTACCTCACTTAAAAATAACTGCATCTCTGGACCATCTGAACTTCTTGAAAAATCAATATTGTATACTACAAATCTATTTAATGAGTTTGCAGCGATGTCTATTCCATTCTCTTTGTAATCCACACTTACAATGTCTCCAAGTTGAATTGTTGGAATAGAGAATATCTTAACTCCCAAAGCCTTTCTTGGTTTTGATATTTTTGTAACAATCCATTTCATTAGTTCTGAGGCTTCATCCTGTGACTGAATATATGCAGCATCTAAAGAAAAATCTTTTTTACCGTGCTGCATACGGCTAAACTTGATATCTTCATAATCTAGTTTAAATTTAAAAGGATTTGAAACTAATTTGTCTACAACAAATTTTGGATCTGACATAACACTATTTTTGTTAAAATATTGATCAACTGTTAAAGTGTTGTTTGACTGCTGAGTAAAGGTAATTCCTTGAATTCTTAAATAGTTTCCACTAGTCTCGTCTAAGTTAAGAGCAGTATCTGTTGCGTTAAATACTAAAAATTCTGCCCCATATGACCCTGCTTTAAATCCAGAAATAACAAAACCTTTTATTTTATTAAAAGTTGGAGAGATTTTTGCAGTAAGTGCTGGGAACGCTTTATCATATTTAAAATTAAATTCTGCAACCTCTCTCATAATACTGCCAAACTCTTCAAAATAAATGTCATACTTTGGTGGTTCTGAAGAACCAATTCCAGCAAGATAGGTGTTTTGTATCAAACCGCTTATAGCATATTTCCTAAATGAGTTACTTGCGTCAATGTCTGAGTCTGCAAAAATAGAATTAACAGGGGTTCCTAAAGAAAACGATGTGTTTTGAGAATAGTTATTGCATAGCGCATAGACATTCTCAAACATTGCTCTTGAGGATCCTCTAGTAAACAAGGCAATATTTGAATACACTGGCAATGGATCTGTGTCGTCTACTGTCTTTACCATAGTTCCATTTATGTATAGATAGAATCTTCTTGTATTTCCTATGTCTTCGTATTCTACTGCTAAGTCATATACCGTTGGATTTTCCTCAGCAAACATTCTTGACTGTCCAGTAAACCTGCCGTCATCTACAATAATCTGTGCCAAGCCTTTGTATAGAGTTAGAGGAATTGCTTTTCCATTATCGGATTTGACTTTATAAAATAAGACATTGTGAACATTTTGTTTTTCTCTTTCTGATAACTTGTTTAAACCAAGTGCTGCGATTTCAAAATAATATCCCACATTGGTCGTTGGGTTTAACATTATTGCTATTCCTCCTGACCCTCCAGAGATTGTAACATTTTTATCTGGGGTCGACCCGTTCACAACATAGTATGATGCTGCTCCATTAGCAGTTTGTCCACGATCACTATTGTTCTCAATCTTGCCAACTAGTCTTATCCTGGTTCCAAAATGTTTATATTTTTTATCTGTTAAAGGCTTATGGACATAGGATATAAAATCTCTTGGCTTATCTTTTGTTGTAAAGTTGGGACCAGTTAAAGAAAGTGCTGATGCCTGAACAGATCCAGGAACTTGCTGCGTTTCTGTAGTTATTTCTCCTGTTAGAGATGTTGATAAAAAGTTTCTAATAAGACCTGTTCGTGTTGCAGTTCTAGCCAAGGCGTCTGATGACGCCCCGTTGGTTATTGTTTTTCCTGCAGAAGCAACTGTTGTTTGTGGCAAATCAGTTTTTGTCTCAAACAGATATTCTGAAGCCATATAGCATCCCTTTACGTTGTCATCAGATTTCCAATAATCAGATATTCCAGCAGAATGCTCTACAACCGTTGTGCCAAATTGACCACGACCATGTTTTGCAACTGGTCCATTCTTGAGTTTTATGACTCCCTCTTGCTCAAAATAATTGGGAACAGAATAAATTCTTACAAGGCCAGTTGGATATATCTTTCCATTAAATGGCAACTTAGAGAAGTAGTTTTGATACTCTTCAACGGATGCTATCCAAACATTACCAAACCCAGTAACATTATATTGAACTGCATCATACTTTATAACTTCTCCACTAGAGTAGAAGTACCCATTATATCTTGTGATCCAGTATACTGCTTCTCCTAGGCTAAATGTGTTGTTTATTACGATACCGTTTTTTACTTCGGGAACTTTATCTGATAGGTTAGAGTTTAAAGGTATGGCAGCAAGAACATACGAAGACTGTGTTCCAACCTCATTGTTTATTGATTTTGTATTTTCAGTACCAGATACTTCCCAAAGAAGGGCTGGTTTATATACATACATTCTTTCATCTTCTAAAAGGCCTGCCTGTCTTAAAGTACCAATAGATCTCTGAATGTGTCTTACAGTGTAGTTTATAGAACCA